TGGCCGAATGGCTCGTGAGAGAGACGGCGCAATAGAGATGATGGGCAGGATTTACCTGTTGATGGTGGCTTTGTTTATTGAAGAGGCCAAGGTTCCCACTATGGTGCTCTTAAATGGCGAGGCGCAGACGGTAAAGCCTGATGATTTGACGGGTGATTTCCAGATTTTCGCAGCAGACCAGGCTTCTACGCCCATCTCTGAGGCGATTCGTGAGCAGAGATTGCTGCAAAACGCGCAACTATTGCAGGCACTTGGTGTTCCTAACCAGAAGATTCTGGAAGAGATTGTTCGTACCATGGGATTACCGGAAGATTTCCTTGAGGCTGCTGCCGCTGCCCCTGCTGCTGCCCCTGAACAGGGCGGCGCTGGTATTCCTGGCGTGGCTAATCCAGAAGGCCCTCCCACCGCGCAAGACCTCGTCAATACTCCCTCACCTCAGAACGTCTCTGACATGTTGCTGGGTGGTGGCGTAGGGTTCACTCAATAGGATTATGTTCAATGCCGGTTATTAAAAGAAAGGGTGGCGGCTATAAGGTCAAGAACACTACGACCAAGAAGCGCATGACGAAAGCCCAGGCTAAACGCCAACAAAAGGCGATCTATGCCAGCAAGAAGAGGAAGAAGTAATGCCATTGTTTGACTACTTCTGTGGTGAACATGTCCATGAGGCGCTCTTTCTTCCCAAGGAGGAGGTGCCCGATTCGATTAAATGCCCCCAATGCGGACAACTCGCCATCAAACAACTCTCTGTTCCGGCCAATACACCGGGTCGTTGGGGTGACCAGACGGGTAAATATGGCGTTGACGGTTTCTATGATCGTGGGCTTGGTGCTCGTTACCAGACCTCGATGCAAAGAGAAGCCATCATGGAAAAGAAAGGGCTTGTCTCGACTGGCGACTTTGACAAACACTACGTCGAAGACACTCTACAGAGGCAGTCGGCGCATCAAAAGCAGCAGGATGCTAACATCTCGCGTTACAAGTCCAACATGAAGAAGTTTGAAGGAGATAAAGGAAGGGCTCTCACCGAGACTTTCTCTATTTCGGAGATGAAGAAACAAGGAACGCTGGCACAAGATGCCGCAAAGGAAGCATAGATGGCTGAACTATTACCACAAGAGCAAGCCGTGTTAGACGTAGCAGCAGAAGTAGACGCTGCAAAAGATGCCAGCTTTGAACAAATGGCCCCTTCTGGGGATTTTCCTGCAAGTGATTTGAATGCCCTCGTTGACTCCCTCAATAGTGTGTTGCCTCTCTTCAACCTCCCTGCTTATCCCGCCTTTACAGAAGACCTCGATGGACCACTGCCCACAGAGTTCGTACAGCAACTCTCCATGGTGGCTGACGCTGCTGCTGCTTCTGGCTTAGAGCGTCTGTCCTTTGATGTGACAACTGTCAGTGATTCCGGGGACTTAGAGGATATTCAAGCACGTTTAGATACATTAGCTAACAACCAGTCTTTCATTACTTTCTTGCGTTCAGAGGCTCAAGGTGAGCCAGAGGGTGTGGCAGAAGATGCTCCACCTTTCGATGTAGAGGCAGCCGTAGTTGCCGAAGGACCAAGCGGGGAGGATATGGAAGCAATGATGATGGAGAGGATGTAAATGTCCGAAGCACAAGCACAAGCACAAGCACAAGCACAAGAGACTCCAGCCGTTGAGGCAGCCCCTGTAACGGAGTCGGCCCCTGAGCAGGAGGCTGCCCCGGCTACGGAGGAACCAAAAGAAGAGGCGACACCATCTATTGATGAGTTTGCTTCTGAGAAACTGGAGGACGAGATCTTCCAGTCAGAAGAAGACTACAAGGGTGTAGACTACAAAGGCGTAATGCAGGAGTTGTCTCCTGAAGCCAAGAAGCTTTTCCACAACCTGCGCTCTTCTTTTACCAAGAAAACTCAGTCTATTTCTGACCAGAAGAAGGCTCTGGAGAACGCAAAGGCTGCACTGCATGCCCGTGAGAAAGCGTTGTTCGAGTCTGACTTCTACAAGAATGTGTCTGAGAAGGCTGCGGTGGAGAACAAAGAGTTCGATCCATACGACACTTCCTCGTTTGAGTCTCGCATTGAGCAAGAAGTTGCCAAGCGCATGACTGAAATGATGGAGCCAATGCGCCAAGCCCATGTGCTCCAACAGCAAAAGCATAAGTTGGATACGTTCAAAGCTCAGCATCCAGACCTTGAGTCTATGAAGACTGAGATTGTCGATGTTCTGAAAGAGCACAAGCACATGAACCTTGAGCAAGCCTATTGGCAGGTAAAGGGTCGCAAGCTTGCCGAGGATATGAAGACACAGGAAAGCGAGATGGCTAACTACAAGAAGGTGGCCCGTGAGGCTGGCCTAAAAGTAGGAGGAGCATCCCGTGGATCCCTTGGTGGCATTCCGAGGCACATCATGGAGAAGGACGATCCAGTGGCTATTTACAACTGGATTCGGGAGAACAAGGGCAAAGTCAAGATTTGATATTTGCTCAACTCCTTCTTCTTTGCTATTGTTTGCACTGAAGACGAGAGCCCCTTGACAGGACAAGCAAAGTCTTCCGGCCCCACCTTGGGACAACCGCAAGTCTTTCTATCTTTTCTTTCCTGGGCGAATAAGCCCTATAGGACTCGTTTATCATGGCTATCCAAAACGATATTCTTAGTTCAACCGCCCGTGCGCGGTCTAAGAAGGCGTTGGACAACCTTTTCCAGACAGTTCCGCTTCTTGATCACATCAAGAAAGCCGGTGGTGTCGAAGTGATTAATGGTGGTCAACGCATTACTCGCGCAGCAATCCTTGCTGAGCACTCCAACATTACCCAGCTCGCTACTGGTTATGAGGCTGTTTCTTCTTCTGTGGCTGACGTTCTCCGTTCGCCAGAGTACGAATGGTGTGACTTTGTTGCTCCCATCGTAATCACCAAGAAGGAAGAGCTTTCCAACCGTGGCGAAAACGCTGTCATCTCCATTGCCGACGCTCGTATGAAGTCTGTGATTGGCATGTTGAAGCGTGAGTGGGAACTTCAAACTATCCGTGGAACCTCCACTGTTCTTACTGAGCTTGGCTCTTTGAACGGTGTGAACACTGCTACGGGTTGGTTGGAAGAACTTGCTTTCGGCGCTCAAGGCAACACCGTTGGTGGTATCTCTAAAACCACCTATGCTTCCAGCAACTGGCAGAACCAGATGTTTGATGTGTCTGCTGGTGGTGGTGCATTTGCTACTCAAGGCTTGAACGGAATGGCTGAGTTGATGCTTCAGACTCAAATCTACGCACCTGAAGGTTCTGTGGACTTGATTCTTGCAAGCCCCACCTCGTACCGTCTGTACAAGAACACCCTTCAGGCTCAAGAGCGCTACATGCCGAAAGAGACGATCCTCGATGCAGGCCGTCTTGCCTTGGCTTACAACGGCGCTTTGATGTACGTTGAGAACAATCTCGGAAATGCTGTTGGAGCCAACACTCCTTCCATGTACTTCCTCAACACCAAGAGCATGAAAGTTGTGTTCGATTCTGACGCGAACTTCTCGCTGACTGATTTCGAGCACAAGAGTGGATACGCTGCGCGTGAAGCACAGATGTTCGTTCGTACTCAGATTGTTGCTGATCACCTTGCAAGCCTTGGTTTGCTCGTAGATGCGGAGGCTTAGACTATGTCATTCGGTCATTTGAATCATGGTAAGTCGCCTCTTGAGGTAGCTATTGTTACCGGCCCACACTCTGACATTGTAGAGTTTGAGGCGGGTGCGGCAATCGTTGCTGGCAATGTGGTGCGTTTCGATACCACTGCAACTGGCGAAGCGCGTGCTCGCACTGTTGTCACTGGCGCTGTCGACGGTCTTTGTGTTGGTGTTGCTCTTGAAGCAGCGGCAGCAGCAGGGGATGTCATTCGCGTCTGTGTTTCTGGATACATTGAGGGCGTAAACGCTACTGGTGGCGCTGGTATCACTGCTGGTGACACTCTTGCTGCTGGTGCGGCAGGTATCGTTGATACCTATGCTGCTGCTGCAACAGACCCACCTATTGGTGTGGCTCTTGCTAATGAAGCCGCAAACGCTGTTACGATGTACTGGTTCCGTAAGCTGTAGACTACGGCCCGCGTGCTAAACTTGGGGCGGGCATCCACTTGGGTGCTCGCCTCTTTTGCATGGAGTTCTAATGAACCTCGCTGAGATGAGATCAATGGTTGGGTCGATTGTAGACTACGACCCGAACGTGCAGACCTACAAAGACGAGGTCAATCGAATCATTAATGAACTCTATTTGGACTTCTTTACTGACCGTCCTTGGAAGTTTGCCCAAGAGACTCAAGAGATTCAAATCTATAAGGACGTTGAGGTTACCACCTGCACTATTGCAGTGGGTGCGAACACATTAATAAAGCTCGCTCCTTCATTCTCAGATTGGATGGAAGGTGCCATTGTAGAGATTAGCGGTGCTACAGTTGCCGCTGATAATGGCGAGTATGTAATCGCTAAATCTACCGCGCTGATTCTTTACTTGGAAGGATTCTCTGGGTCCACCGCTGAGACGGTTACGGCCAAGATTAAGCAGCGATTCATCGACATGCCTGAAGACTGTTCTGAGGTGCTTTCGATTGGAATCCGCAATCCAACCCAGGGAACAAAGGCACACTTTGATTACCTCTCACGTGCTCGTGACGAGGAGCTGGCCCTTCTCTTAAGCTCTACGGGTCTTCCTACTGATTGGCTCATCTATGATGATGTGACCATGAACCAGCCTGTATTGCAGCCTACTCTTGTTGCAAACGCTGCCGGAACTACGTGGAGTGAAGTCGGAACCTACTATGTTCACTACACTTTTGTGCATAAGAACAAGGAGAGCGCACCATCTCCAGTAGCCACCGCTACAGGAACTACTGGAAACTGGCGCTTGGATATTTCAAACATCCAAAACACAGGTACAAACTCCGGTATCTTTAAGCGCTTCTACCTTAGAACAACGACAAACAGTGCCTTCTATCAGGTGTCTAATGCAGACATCAATGAGGCAGCAGTGTCCGCCACTGACCTCAATGTGGCTGTTGACTACCTAATCAACGCTCGCAGGATGCCTGAGAACGATGGCCACTATAAGCGTGTCCGTCTTTATCCTCGCCAAGATACCGACTATCTCATCGAGGCCCGTTTCGTGTACCGTCCTGACCGTCTCATCGAGGATACGGACGTTCCTGAGTTTCCACCTGACCACCACCGCTACCTCGTCTACAGGGCCTGTCAGGAGCTTTTCGTAAAGCATGACAACTTGCAGCATTCTGAGATGTACCGGCGGAAGGCAGACGTTGAGTTGCTGAGAATCGAAAACCTCTACCTCTCGGAAGGAGCAGGTTATTGGATTAAGAATGGTTATCGCGAGAGTCAAATGAGCTATCGCACATCCACCACTCTAAGTACGCGGGGATAGAATGGATCCAAGGCTAAAGCTTGAGGTTCCTCGCCTTGATGGCGTCAATGAGCTTCTGCCTCAACCGAATGGTTCTGCCACTAAGGTGGAGAACTTTACGGTGGATCCCGCTACAGGTGGATGGGATAACCGTATTGGATATGAGAAGTTCTTTCCGAATGCCGCCGTTTATCTACCTTTTCTTCTTGAGAAGAGAATCCACAGTCTCTACATTTGGAGCACTCATAACGGTGCTCGAACTTATCATTTGTTTGAGTCTGAAAACCCTGCATCTGCTCGCTGCAATCTTAGATATACAGTTGGAAATCCTGGTGGAATCGTAGAGGTTGATACGTTCCGTCGCGTCCCTACACTCGATGAACCCGTCACCGACTACGAACCATTTGGTCGCTACCTCATCATCGTCAACGGCCACGATAAGCCCCTGAAGTTTGATGGTGAGAAGGAGGGTGATAGCGTTCGCCCATTAGGTTGGGACCAAATCCCTGGTTCGCCCACTCCTTGGATCCCAGACGTTGCAAACGTAAACCGAGGGAATAATCAGTGGTTTGCTATGCAGGCCCCGGACGCTACTGCAAACTCTTTATTCGGTGGTCTTCCTACTGGTTTCCAGAAGAACTATGGACTCGGATATACTACGAACAACGCTAAGAATAGCTATCGGTGGCGTGTCACGTTCGTCAGTGAAACAGGAAGCGAGAGCCCAATGTCGGCACCTTCTGAGCTTTCGAGTTGGATAACTGATGGCAGTGGTGCTTGGTTTTCTAACTTAAGACATGCTGTTTATTTGGCAGATATTCCGAAGGGTCCAGCAGGAACTGTTGCGCGTCGCATTTATAGAACCAAAAACATGGGTGACGGTGGAACAGCAGATGCTCAATCCGAGTATTACTTCGTTGCTCAAATGAGCAATAACACAGAGACTGTGTACACTGATTCTACTCCGGACCAGTTCTTAGTCACTCTCGCACCAACTGATACTGCCAGTGTAATCTTCCCGTGTCCCGGTGCTCGCTTTGCTGCTACGTTCAAGAACTGTCTGTTCCTCGATGGTGGGCAGTCTGACCCTACTCGTGTGTATTACTCGAACCCACTAAATCCCGATTCATTTTCTGCATCTGATTACTTTGATGTAGGTGTTCGAGATGGTGGCGACATTACTGGGTTGTTTGCTTATTACAACAGCCTCATCCTGTTTCGAGAATCTTCTATTGAGTTGGTGCGTGGGGATCCCGTCAACGGATTCAATGTTGTGCCATTCATTCAGGGCATTGGTTGTAGAGCAATCAACTCAGTGACTGCTGTCCCTGGCGTGGGAATCATGTTCTTAGGCAATGATGGCGTCTATCGAATCTTTGGCGGCCTTGATGGTGGTTCTCAGGTTCAGATTGAGAAGATGACCCCCAACTTGGTCAAGACTCAGAAGCGATTCAATCCTGCTCTTTTGGCTCGTGCGTCTGCTACTTACAGCCCCAAGTGGAGAGAGTGGCATTGCTATATGCCTGTAGATGGCGAGGAGAAGCCAGCGCTTGGCTTGGTCTACCATGTAGATAAGAACGCTTGGTCTACACGCACAGGCTTTCCAGTGGGCTGTATTGCTGCTGACCAGAATGGTGAGCTTATCTTTGGTCACAACACAGGCAAGCCGAGTGGTATCCCAGCTACCTGGGAGACTGGTCTGTTTGTTATTTCGAGAGCAAGGCAGGCGGGCTATACAGTTAATGATGATGGAGATGCTGCCATTGCAAACGCTGCGCCTACCAGCATTTACAAGTCCAACTGGATGGACATGGGCAAGGCGGCACAGAAGAAGTTCGTCAAGTACGTCTACTTGCACGTTATGACAAAGGGGAACAACGCTATCCCCTTAAAATACTTCAAAGATTTCGACTACGATGGCATCACGTCTTCTGGTGAGAAGATGCAGCGTGCAGACCATCCAGACCAAGCGGTATTCAACACTGCAATCTGGGACACTGCTGTATGGGAAGACCCGATGTTCACTACTGTTCGCTACCCTATTGCGCTGAGTGCTGCCTCGTTCTTTGCCTTTGAAGTGGAAACAAACAACGACTTTGTTCTTGTGGGCTACTCGCTTGAGTTTGCTGCGAACAAGACCCACACCATCAAGGGTAAACGCTAATGGCTTTCAAGTGGACAGAAGGCGACCACCGCAGTGGGAACATCCTCGATGCGGATGAGTTCAACACCTCATTCAACAATGTAAAGGGAGAGATTAACGGGGGATTAGATAGGGAGAACCTGCCAAATGCAAGTGTGTCTAATGAAGAGCTGGCTTCAGACGCAATGGTTAAGTACGTTGTAAAATCCGGCATGAGGGCACAAAACACCACCTACTCCAATGCCATATTCACAGATGGGTCCACCCCTATTCCTCAGTCTGTTCGTGCGTTCAACTACAATAGATATTCTGGTGGTTGGAGAACCAATGAGGCCGAGAAGATAACCAATGAAATCTTCCAAGAAGGAATGCTTCACATCGAATACAACGGTTGGTATTGGTTGAGAAATCACGTAGCCACCGCATCGTCTGCAAGAAACACAAACGAAAAGCACTGTCAGATTTGGTGCCAGTTTCAGATTACTTTAGATGGCACTCCGGTTATTACTGGCGGTAAGCACTACCAAAATGTGGGACAGATTCATTTGGTTGGTGATGTGCCAATATCTACCGGCAAGCACGATATTGCTTTGAGGTGGCGGTTTGCTTCTTGGCCCGGTTCTTTTCCGAGTGGAGCAACCACGATCACTCAACCTGTGTTTTACTATGACGGTGGACAACTCACAGTCATCAATAGGTATCGCTAATGGCTAAGATTACTACGACCAATGTCGAAGCTGGTGACGCCACAAGCGTGGCAGCAACCAATGCCGGATTTACCGCTGTTCAAACTGCCACTGCAACAGGCGCATTGAACGAAGAAAATGTTCGATCTGAGGGTATTGATAGAAGGCAGTTGGCCCTTCATAGCGGAACCGGTTCTACGGGACGAATGGAGCCCTTGGTTTACATGCAGATGGAAGATAACCTGAACTCAGGCGCGATTGTTGATACTGTGTACACTGGTCAGAATGGTACGCAAGAGTTCGCAGTTAACGGGCCTCCTGATCTTTTACTGAACTTTACCGGTTTGCCTGGTGGATACTTGGCAATCAGTACAGGCGATTTGATTCGCATTCACTATACGATTTATTTGAAATCACACACAGATACAACCTATACATCTGCGGGTAGTGACAACGCTGCTGATGCTAACAGGCAGAACAATCCTGCTGATGGTATTGGTCTTTTGTTCTTCCCTACTTGGCAGTTGACAGGTGGTGGAGCAATGCAGGTTCTTCCGAACGAGGAGGACTTGTTGACTAACTTTGGTCCCGGTGCTGGAGTTACGATTGACAACACTACGTCCAGAACTGACGCTGTTTCTTTTGTATCTTTAGAGGGAACTGGAACAGGTGGTGGTGCGTCGCGGTTTGGTGGAAACACCACCCGCATGGTTCATGGTACATGGAGCCACGTAGCCACCACAAACTACACTGTTTATGGCATTCGTCTGTATGGACGTGGCCCTATGGTTTACCAAGGGGATGGTTCTGGGAATAGGCAGTTGTATGTTCCAACTTGGGCTGCTGGTAGATATGCAACTGCTTATCTGGATATTCCTCAGTCTGGATCAACATTCAACTTTACTCTATCTAATGGTCAGCTTGGCATCGTTGTAATGAGGGGAGATAGCTAAATGGGATACACTCCACCGAACTCATTTGGTGCTGGCACAGTTATTTCCGCTGCCGATGTTCAGGAAAATCTTGATGCTATGAACAAGTATGTGGATGGCGCTGTTGCTTCTACAGACTTGGCAGTAGATGGTTGGGTCCAATCCAAGCACATTATGCGAGGCCATTACAATACGATTGTAAATATGCACTCCTTTGTGAGTGGTTTGAATGGTGGGCGTGTTGCAGACCCCGCTGAGATGTCTTTTGTTGGAGATGGGCCAACAGGTAGAAACAACAAGACAAACCCTGACCTTGTTCCTTTTCCAAACTCTACAATAGACTTTCATCTCACCGCTGCTGCGGATGTGATGTTTCAGTTTTCTGCGTATCCTCACACACCAAGTGTGAACGGTCTTGTTTCTCCTGCTACTACCTTTGCTACATTGTTTGTTGATGGCGTGCAGGCCCTTCAAACACAGTGCGCCACCAACCACATTATTGATACAAACAACTTTCAAGATAGTGATTTCTGGATTCCTCACTACCAGAATGTTTGGTCTGGCTTCTTTATTTCTAAGAACCTTGCTGCTGGTGATCACACCATTGGTATTAGAGGAACAACATCAGGAAGGCATAGTTTTCTCACACATTGGTCAGTAAGCCTTGAGGCTTTTTACAGGTAGGATTTATGGCAAGTAGATTAGACGATGCGCTGGCGTATGGCTCTCAAGGAGCAGCGATTGGTGGCGCGGTGGGAGGCCTTCCCGGTGCTGCTGTAGGTGCTGGCATTGGTGCTATTGGTGGTGCCATAGCCGGAGGGGAAACCGAGGGCGAGACTCTACAACGTGAACGCATGGAAGAACTCATGCGCCGTCAAGAGCTGGGTCAACTGGGACTTACTGACCAAGAAATGAATGTTGCATTAGGCCAAGCGCAGGGTGCGTTGAGCCAACAGCAGAGAGCACAAAGAGCACAGCAGGCGGGTCTACTGGCCACTACGGGTGTCGGTGCGGGTGCTGCTATGCGTGCAGGACAGGAAGAGGCTTCACAGCAGCGTCGGGAAATGGCCGAGGCTCGACAACGAGTTGAAGAGGCTGATGTCGCCCAGCGTCGTGCAGAAGAGAGAGAGCTTCAGATTCTTGGTCAGCTTGAACAAAAGAGGGCAGCAGAAGAACGCGCTGCAATGATGGATGCTTTAGGGACTACGGCCTCTACCATCTCTGGTCTTAGAGATGCGGAAATGCTTCAGAAGCAAGCGGAAGATGTTCGTGACCAGAGAGCCAGAAAAGCAGCAGAAGATAAGAAGGCAGCCGCTGAACGAAACCAGAAGAGAAGAGAGGCCATGTATGGTGGCAAAACACAGACAGCCATCTCAGCAAGCCTCGGTGATTCTCCCGGTTCTGTTCCAGCACCAGGAACTGCTAAGCCGAAGCAGAAAGCAGTTGTTCCAAACGCTTTGCTTCCAAATGTGCCCGCAGAAATAGCGCTTAGAGCGGAAGAACTGAATATGGATTTGGTAGACTACTTGATTCTGAGAAGAGAAATGGGCGTAGATGACAGTAGTTGGAGGGGAAAAGTCAATGGCCAGTAACGCTCAAAGTTTTGCGGACCTATATCTTGGTAGAACTACTCAGTATATTGAGAAGGATCTTTCAGAAGCCAAGGAGTCCTTGGTCAAACAACAGAAGAGCAATGACGCTTATCTAAAATACCTAATGGACACCAAGAAGTCTTTGGACGATGACATTCGTTCTTGGGTTGACCTTGGTGGCAAGGTTGATCGCGACGAAAGAAAGCTTCTTCTTAGTCAGATGAAGTTTCAACACCAACGGAAGAAGGACGCCAGAAGAGGTGTCCGCAGTGCTTCGTCGGTTATTACCAAGACCTACTCTAAGGTTGAAGAGAAGGCAGCAAAGGCCACTGCCGGTGCGGGTGCTGAGAGTGGGCTTACCCTTGCTACCGTTTTAGAGGGCGCATCCAAGACCAAGAACACTAAAGCACAAGCTGATGCGATAGCGGAGCAGCTTCTGGGTGATTCGTCATTTACAAACGCTCTCCAGTCAGGTGCTGGATATGGAAGGAGGGCTGGTAAAGAGGGTGCGGAAGCCGGTGAAAAGCTGAGGCTTCTTTCAGATGGTAGGCATGCCTTTTCTATGGGAATGAGGAGGGCGCTTGTTGAGGCTAATAGGTTCGGGGTGCCAGAACAGGCAATCAATATGGCCATCTCCAAGATTACCGGAACCCCTGACAGGATGCTTAACGATAAGGTTTATGATGCTGCTAAGAGGAACAAGGCAAGGACTGTAAGCTCCAAGGCTTCTGCGCCTGGTGTTAAGATTGGAAACATTCTAACAGACCAGCTCTTGAAAGATGGGTTTGCCTTAGATGACTTTATGCCCATGCTTGAAGCGCAGAACATGATGGCCCAGCGTGCTGATCTACAAGCAAAGATTGCTCAGGCAGAAGCCAAGCGCGTTGGCAACATAGATGCCGAGGCTGAAAGAATCTTGGCTGAGGGTGTTGACCGTGGCCGTGGTGTTCCGTTTGCTGGTCGTGGACTGCTTGGTGCTATTCAGTACGGTGGTCAGGTCAAAGACCAAATGGCTGAGACTGCCTCCTTTGTTGCAGATACGGACGCATATATCTCGGAGCAGAAGACGATTGATGATGAGTTGGGTGCAATGAGCCCCAACATGCGCCTATTGCGTAGGGCCACAGGCTATGGGCTTTCCTCTTTTGAGAAGCATGGCCTAAACAAACCGCCTGGTATTAGCGAGGAGATTTGGTCTGTAGGTGGTCAGATTGCTCAGATGGCTAAGTCTGGAGGCTTTAATGACTATGAAGACCTTGTTGTAAAAGCAAGAGCAATGGTCAACCAGCTTCCCAATGCTGCGAAAGTGGGTAACGCTCAAAGAGAGAACATGCTCATGGAGGCCCTTGAGTTCTACACCATGCAAAAGCAAGGTGAGTTCCCGGTGGTTGAGGAGGCTGTTGTTACTGAAGAGGAAGAACAAGGCATTCCTTCCGATAGAAAGAGCAGAAGGAAAAGAGCCAAAGAGGCAGACAAGAAGAAAGTCGAGCTTCCCGTGGGTGTTGAAGACGCTAAGCCCATGACCAAACAGGAAAAAACCAAACACCGTACAACCTTGTTCGGCCTTGATAAAAACCAGCAAGAGGTCTTGAGAAGGATTTCTTCAGGCAAGTACGGTGACCTGATAAACCTTGGTTCGGAGCCTTATAAAAAGAAATACAAGGTGAAGGTGGGGTATTCTGGAGAGGGAGAAGAGAAGCTGCAAGCGAGGGTAGTGAAATCAGAAATAGATGCTCTGTACGAGAAGAACAAAGCTTCCTTAAAGAAGCTTGAAATGCTCGACCCAAGTGCTGCTGCAAAGTTAGCAAACAAAGTCGTTAGAGCTTCTAAGTTGCCTGACTCTATAAAGTTCTCCGCTTCACGCGGAAAGGATATGGGCTTTAAAGATAAGCAACGGTTGGCAACTTTGGCATATCAAAGAATGCTGTTTGACATAATAGAGAATCAGTATTCAGATGCTGACCTTGCTGCTATGGCGAAGGCTACAGGAAATAAGGCTGTTGGCGGTAGACCCGTGATGAACATCAGCGATCTCTCTATTAATCTCAACAAGTATCTTGCTGAAAAACCCGAACTGTTGATGGACTTCAAAAACCTTCAGGGCCAAAAGAGTCTGAGGACTGCCATGGGCGGTCGAGTCGGTGACGTTGGAGAAGGCTTCTCTGGTGTACCGGGCGGTATCAAGAAGCTTTCAAAGGAAATGAAGGCGCCAGACCAAAAAGCTCTTGCGTTAGAGGCCCTTGGCTTTGAAGCATCTCCTGATGACTTTTCAATAGCCTTACAGTCAGATGAGGAGTTGATTGGGGAGAAGCTTATCAAGGTTTTAGAAGCTGAGGGCTTTACTGAAAGCCTTACAAAGTCTGGAGAGGCTGAGTTTGAGAAGAGTCAAAAGGCGAAAGAACAACTGGGCTATGACTAATGGCAACAGGCGAGTACACCATATCCGAAGACATTCGTTCATCTCTTCCACCAGATGCTTTGGAAGTGCTGGACTATTATGATTCTCAATATGGTGTGGGAAATGAGGTTTCATTCGAGGTAGCTCAGAGCTATCTGACAGCGCCTGTCTACTCTACTGCAACAGATGAGGAAGAGGTCACACCACTCTCAAGGAGAAAGCCCCCTATCAGTGAGGCCAGGATAGGAAGGACTGAGGCACAGAGCATAAAGTCTCTCGCCAATGATCTGCAAATCAATGAGGGAATGAGCCCATTAGAAGCAAGAGAAGAGGCCAGCAGGCGCATTGCTTCCTTGCGAGAAAAGAAAAGGTCTGGGACAACGGTGGAGGGACAAGCTGTTTCTTCCTCATCCGAACAGGACATCCTTGAAGCAAAGTCGGCATGGACTGCTTTCACTAAATCTCTCGGCCCTCAGAAGGTCAAGGTAGGGCGACAAGACAGATTAGATAATCTCGGTATCCCCAATGAAGAGATTATGCGCCTGAGAAAGCAGGTTGTAACTCAGTCTTTGGTTGATGCTAAAGGCATGGCTAAGGAGCAGGGCTTAGACTTCTCGATTACTCCTGAAGCTTTCACTAATTTTGTCAATGAGAAGAAGGCACCACTCATGGCTCAGCGCCTGCGTGAACTTCATTCTGATTGGTACAACAAGATGAAGAGCGCGGTCCTCAAAGATAGGGGCCTCACTTCTGAAGAAGACCTGTCTAAAGAAGACAAGAAGAAGATAGAGAGTGAAGCTCAGTCCCGTGCTGATGCAATCTACAACTACATTGTACCCTTAGTGTTTGAAGACTTGGGAGATGTAAAAGTAGACGGGGTGTCTCTTGTCCCCTCAATGAAGTCCGGTGCTATCCGCAAGATGCACGACAGGTATCGCAACACCGATAACTGGTGGGATGCCAGCGTTAAGGATATCGCTGGTGGATTCTTTTACAGCAACTGGCACGACTACGATCCAGATACCCGTGAGGTATCCGAGACGTGGTTGAGTGCAGCCGTTCGTGATGTTGGCCTTATACCGAGGGCTGTGTACTACCCTATTGTAAGGGCCACTACTTGGGATAGAAACCCTGAGACGGGTGACCCTTATGACAAGAACGACCCTATGTACAAGTTGTCTGAGTGGCAGGACAAGCAACTTGCCGAGGGCGACCTTCTTGGTAAAGCAGGCGCCTTTCTAAGTGGTGCCTTCTTAGGTCATGGTTACAACCTTGATACCAACATGAACACGGGCTCTATTCTACGGGACTTTGCTTTGTCCCATGCTCGTGGCGAGATGCTTCACTCGGACTTTGGCAACTTAGAGGCGACACGAATCGCGCAGAATGCCGGGGTCTTGCCTCACTATTGGGATGAGCTTTGGGGCATTGGCCTTGAAGTTGTGGTTCCACTTCAAACAGCCAAGCTTCCTTTCTCGGCTACAAGGAAAGTGACACAAGGAACAGCAAGAGCGACAAGATCAATAGCAGAAGCAGCAAAGTTCGATACCGTTGCAGATGTGGCTGAGGCAATCAGGGCGTCCGCAAGCACCACTGATTCACTGACTGATGCTTTGGTATTACGCCAGTTCAGACGACAAGCGTATAAAGATTACGGTCTCGATGTACCACCTAAGAGTCCGCTAAAGCTTGCGGTGGAGGCACCAGATGTCTTCATTGATAAGATGGCTGCTGACTTATCTAAGAAGCTGATGACTACTGGAGACGACTTCTCCAGTCTTAAGAAGGTCTTCCCAGAGATTACGGAAACCAATCCGTTGGCTGTTGCTCTTCAGACAGGTTGGTCGGGCCTAAGAGATCTTCGCTCTCTTCAGAAACTGGACGGCAAGAAGTTCATTAAGAAGGTGAACGACTTGAAGAAGACCAAATCAGGAAAGCGTTTGCTTGCTGAGATTGATGCTTCTGTTGCTCTATCATTCAAAGACCCAAGTATTCCGCATGACGTGTTGGCTCTCAACATTGTCCAGGGTTTAGTGAAGAACGACGTTCGCAAGCTTGTTGCCAACCACATCCCTAATAACTTTGTGTTTGCTGCCAAGAATCTTATTGTTCGTCGTGGTACGTGGCTTGCAAATCAGGACAAGATTACCAAGGCTTTTGGCAAGGTCATCAAGGGCAAGCACATCAAGAAAGATGGTGAGGCTTTCTTCAAGTTCGAGAATCCCAAAGAGGTAGCAGACGCTGCTCTCCGTGGCTACTCAAACACAGAGCTGGCCCCTTCTGTTCGCAAGCTTATCGAAGATGTCAAAACCACAGGGATGGTTCCACAAAAGCACTACTTGCAACTTACTGATTTAGCTAAAGAAACCGTGGTCATGGAGAACTTGTCCACTGTTAAGGGCGCGTTCGCTGTTCAGGATCCAATGGACTTGGCGACTTCTCGTGCTGCTGGTAGTAGCACCATGCGGGCTTTGACTGTAGCCAGGTACGTCGAAGACATCGCAAAGGGTACGCGAGCTTTATTCAGAGGAGACAGTGATTATCGATTCGTAGTTTCTACTACAGGCCAGAAGAGAAAGAGAGACATCTTCAGGCCAACACCGAAAGCATTCAAAGCGGACACCCCCCAGTGGTTGAAAGACTGGAATGTTGAAACTGTCAACGAACTGAACAACGCTGTTCGACAAGCCGAAAACATGATTCGGGAAGCCAATAGGGGGTTTGAAGAAGGCGCCCAGCTAAGCATGGCGGTTAAGGGGGGGAGCAAAGACCTCCATCCCATCAGAGAAACAGGCATAAGGGGCGTTGACGATGCTCAGCTTGAGTCTAAACTTGAAAGCCTTGCAACAGGCAAGGCCCTCTGTGAGTGGCTTGCGAAGAATGTAGACGATGTGAGTTATGCGGCTATCCTAAACAGGATCAAGCCATTTCTTGATGACGTTGAAGTAAGGATAATGAAGAAGGGGGTTTACGGTCCCAGCCCCATTGCAAATGGTGACGCCAGGGGTATGGCGATTCTACCGGGAAGTGCCTCTCCAGACTCACACCTCAGAGCAGTTGTCTGGATTAGAAGCTCCGACCTGGGCCCCCGTTGGGCTGGTATGAACGCAGAGACAATCGTCCATGAACTCCTGCATGCCGCGACAATGAGGAGGCTGGGGGACGCGAGGAAAGTCGTCAACAAGGGAACTCAACTGACCGATGCGTACCTTGGCTTGAGAGCAGTAGCAAGACATGTTGACAAAGAATGGGACAGGCTGCATGCCAGTGGCATAAAGAGAGAAGATCTTCCTGGGAACTATTACGCCGTCGACAGCATCGATGAACTTGTTGCCTGGGGTCTAACCAATAAAGAGTTTCAAGACTTCTTGAAAACAATAAAGGTTGATTCTGGTGAGTCTTTATTCAGTAGGTTTGTCTCTTCTTTGAGAAGACTGCTTAACATTCCTGCCGGGCAAGATAACGCCTTGTCTGAGATTATTCGCCTTACAGACAACTTGCTATCGTCCGATTTATCTGGTCTAAAATACAGGCAAAATACCAGCGCGTGGGCGTTTTCAAAGGTAAAACCATCGAGGCGTAGCCCAGATCAAGCCATGAATAGTGTGCTGCAAAGAGTTTCGGGTGAAGACAGCATTCTTGCCTATCAGAACCTTCTCAACATCTTCTTCCGTCCCGGCAAGGTGAGCCTTACAGATTGGTTCACAAACAACGATGATCTCCACAACCTTCTTAAGAAAATAGACCTTCCTAAAGATGCCAACGGTAAGGTGGTCGTTACTGTCGATGGGTTCCAGACAGCAATCACAGCGATTCGTGAAGAGATTAGGCTTGTAAAGGGCTCCGAAGGCTTGGCCTTGTTGGACAACAGTGCCCTCAAGACTCAACGCTTTGCGGGTATTGGAATCACAAAGACAGATGACATCACTGCGGCAATGGCTGCGTATGTCACACTGCGTATAGCAGACGATGTGTACGATACTGCTACAGCAAAACTGATCGAGAACTACCCCTCTATTGTCATGACTGTTCCGAGTTCGGCAGACAAGCAGGCAAGGCTTGAGATGTTCAAGCTACTTGCGTTGGAGAACGGTGTAGACTTTGAGGTTGTTGAGAGCATTTCGAGCAATGTAGGCCGGGCTCTTGATACAAATAAAGCACACAGGCAATCCATTGCTAATGCTGTTGTGAGGCACCTATACACTCACGGCGACTTGGCTACGCTTGACGATTTGAATCGTATATATGATGCGGCAAAAGGCAGTATTGCTGGCGTTGTTGGTAAGAGTGCAACAAACCTTCAAGCTTATGACCCTTCTATTGAGGGGATAAGAAACATCATTAAGAGCACAAACCCTGATGAGGTTGAAGACATCATGCGGCTTGTTGTTCCTGCTTATCTTCAAGCGGTGGCCAACGTAGACATGGTAACTGTCCGTGCTCACTTTGAAGCCATTGGTGTTCGTTCATATCAGAGCGGTGTACCTGGCAAGTTGCAGAAAGCCCCAGGGTTAGGAAGCCTTGGCCCTCAGAAGTTTGGCGACGGAATGGTCTGGTTTGACAGCCGTCTTGCCGAGGTTGCCAGGGGTCTTGGCGACTCAATGAAGCGCAATCAAATCTTAGAGCAGGTCGAAAGGCTTCGTCCTTCTGAAAGAAAAGCGTTCGCCTTTATTGGTGAGGCCCTATCAACTACAAGGAAGACAACAATCACCGGAATCCTTGGTGGGTTTCCTCTTCCTAACAGCCGGTTCCTTGGCACAAACGCACTAACAAACCCATTCATCACAGCGATAACAGCCCCTGAGTATGCGCTGACGGTTGCACTCAAGACACCCAGTGCTATCGCTTCCTCTTTCGTGCGTGCCTTTAGAAGATCTGGCCTTGTTCCTGCTGATAAAGCCTATGATCCTGTTAAGATGCTGTACACGGCTGACGACACTGCGGTGATGTTTACTGCTGCTGATGGTGTTGTCTGGACCAAGGGCATGTTTGAAGAGGCTGTCGCTAAACAGAACATTCGATTCTCTCAGGTTTCGTTTGAGTTCGGTTTCGATTCTTATCAAGATGTGATGCGTCAGATTAGGCTTGGCCCTGATGGTAAAGACATCAGCAAGATGAGTAGGTTTGTTGATAAGTCTGCCCCTGGTAGTTTTCAGTGGGGAGAGTTCCTTCGTCCTGACAAGCGCAATGTTTGGACAATGGTGTCTGAGGAGATGGACAACCTCCAAAGAGAGGCTGTCTTTGCCGAGGCTTTGAAGCGTGGTCTTCGAGAGAAGGATGCCGCTGCTTTGGCTCGCTCATCGCTTCTTGACTATGGTTCTATTCCTCCGTGGTTCCGGCAACACTTTGCTAAGAACATGGCCTTTGTTGGGTTCCGATACAACATGATGGTTGAAACCATGAAGGCGTTTGTTCGTGATGGTAGGGCGCTGAACAACATGGCTCGACAAATGAACTTTATCAATGTTCAAAGGGAAAGCATGGAGGAGTGGGTGCTCCAACCTGACTGGCTGAAGACTCGGTTCTGGACCATGGGTGGCAAGAAGTTCAGGGAGTATCATGCCAAATCAGTAGGTCCGGGCATTCCATTCGCGGACTCTTTTGCATCTTTGATCAACACTGGCTCTATGGTGTTCGACTCCAAGCTAAGAAGTAGTGTTGGCATTGGTGGGATGGTTGAGAAACTGGGAGAGGGCATTCTTAGTGATCCTCGAATCCAGCAACTATTTGATCTTGGTTCACTGAAGGGAGATAGCTCTGCCCCTGATGGATACATGCCTATCGAGTACATCGCAGCGTTCGATGCCCTTGGTGCAAGCGACTTGTTGTTTGGAATGTTCGACCTGAAAAGGGTTGCTCCAGACAAGATGCGCCCAGACATCGGCACGTACAAGGGGAGCCAATACCAGTTTGCTGACAGTTCAAGCAATCAACTATTCAAGGCTTTCCAGCTCGGTCTTCTTGTGACTGGCGTCAACAGAAACATGCGAGATTATCCAAGGATGCTCGCCAGTGTTGGTGTTGAACCTGATGATATTGATTTTGCAAAAGGCGCTGAGGGTGGGCCAATGTTCTGGCTTGGTGGCAGTGTCGCTTCTTACAAGGATGCACGGGCACTAACCGACAGTCTTGCAAGACAATACGCAAGAGAGCTTGAGGAAGGAATGCGTAAGACATCCTACTAATGGACTTCTTTACCCGTAAACAGTATAAATAGACATCACTTGGAGTACCCAACATGAATACAATCCCCGTCTACGCCAGAGCAAACGGATCTGCTGCTGGAGTTGATGCAGCTACTGAGATCGCAATGTCTGTTCCACCTCGTGGAGTAATCAAGAGAGTGCGCGTTTCCAAAACATCAGGCACTGCTGCCACTCTTATCGTTCAAGTCTTAGAGGCAGCCGGTGGGTCTGGTACTGATATTGCCATTGCTTACGCTGCTGCTGCTTCTGTAGACAATGAAGAGGACATCTTCTATCAGGTGGCTGAGACATCTCCAGGTGTTGGTACACTGTATGTGAAGGTGGTTCCTAATACCGGTAGCAATGGTATCGTTGCCCGTCTTGATATTGAGAAGGTGGCATAGATGGCGACACGTACTACTCCAAGCCCAACCTCTGGCAGAACCAGTCCAGCACCGGCCCCATCTGGGGGTGGCGGTGGCGGTAATCCCTGGGTGGACTGGGTGTCTGAGGATATTTCTGCTATTCCTGGTGGTTCAGGAGACTGGAAGGTAATCCTCGGAACAACGGGAACTAACATTGGTGCAAGCGTCACCTATGCAGACAACTTGTTGGTCATTAACTTTCCAGGCACAGGCTCCACGTACAATGTTCGAGAGACGGGCTCAACGAATAATGGTATCTGGCTTATCAAGAAGATTCATATCAATCCTTGGTTGAATCAAGCCACCCCATCTGGAGAGAACAGCTATCGCTACCGCCCAGAAAGCACCTTGTTGAAAGTAGAAATGGCTTTCAACGATCAGCTTGTCGGTGGGACTGGGCCGATTGACGGCGTTACTGGAACTTCTGGCAGTGAGCCTTATGGTCAACAAGGCGGAAATCAAATGAGTGCCGCGTGTGGTCTTGCCCAATACTCCAGCGACCAATCAGGCGATCCAGACATTCCTGGGGCCGATGGCTACTGTGGTGCTTATGTCATGAAAAACCTTGGCGCAGCAACAAGCGCCTCGACAAGCGGTAACCTGTTCCGCGCTGGGTCGGCGTCTTACAACATTAAACAAAACATCAACTACGCGAGCGTTTTGTGGAAAGGTCAAAACGGCTCAAGTGCCACAGAAGGCTTTGACGCTGTTGTCTTTCATGCTGGTTTTAA